TCATCGCTGTCGCGGTCACGTGGGCCTACTGCTCGACGTGGCTCGAGCTACGCCGCCCGTCGCGTTACTAGCCCACCCGCTTCGAGGAGGCGGCTTATGGTCGCCACCGACGAACTCCGTCTCCTGTTCACCGGCGACTGGATCCACGACGACGACTGCTGGGACACCCGCCCCTGCTACTCCGTCCAGCTCGCGTTCGAGATCGCGAAACGCTGCGACACCCCCAACGACTTCCAACTCCGCCGCGTCCTCTACGGGGACCTGTCACCGGACTACATCCCGGCGGACGCGTTGCAGGCGATCCAGTTGGCGGCGCAACGGTACAGGCACCACAAAACATTGCAGGGAAAACGCGGCCTGTGACCGTCAAACGCGGCACACGTAGTCTTGCCGACCGTTGTCTGGACGCCGCCGGCAACGACCCGGCTTTGGCGCTCGTCTACGCGATCCGTGCCACCAGGTGGCGGATGATCGCGGCCGGCACCATTGACCCTGGTGTGGACGAGCCGTTGCCGGCGGAGGTGAGACGTGCCCGCAGAGATCGAGCCGCCGCGCAGCTCGCAGCCTGTCCTTGAGCTGACCGATAAGCAGAAGGCGGCATGGCTTGACGCTGTCCGCGGAAACCACTCCGCAGGCAACCGATCCGTCCTCAAACACATCGGCGTGACCGTCCCGAAAACCTACGTCGCCGCACACGGCGACGAACGCACCACCCAGGCGCCACCATCCAAGGCCGACATCGACGCGTACCTCGCCGCGAACCCCGACTTCCGCGACGACTACCTCGAAGCACGCGGCTACAGCGACGACCAAATCCGCGCCGAGTTGGTCCGCCGCGCCATCGACGGCATCGACGAACCCATCTACCACCAAGGCGTCATAGTCGGCGAAGTCCGCCGCTACTCCGACCGGCTGCTGGAGTTCCTCGCCCGCACACGGCTCCCCGAAGCACTGGCGCTGCAACACGCACGACACCACGTCGAGGTGACCGGTGCAGGAGGCGGCCCGGTCGAGATCGAAGACAGGAGCGCCACCCTTGCCGACGTCGCCCGCGTCCTCGAGGCCGCAGGAGCACTTGCCCAACTCCGCAGCGGACCTAGTCGGAACCCTGTTCCCGACGCTCCCCCGCTACTACCCGCACTTCCACCGGCTTAGCGCACCACAGGCAGCGTTCCTGCTGCTCGACAGCCGCGAAGCGTTCTACGGCGGCGCGGCCGGCGGCGGCAAATCCGACGCGCTGCTGATGGCTGCGCTACAGCACGTCGACAAACCCGGCTACCACGCCCTGCTGCTACGCCGCACGTTCCCCGAGCTGGAAGGCGCAGACGGTCTGATCACGAAGGCGCACGAATGGCTGGGCGAGTACCGGGCGAACGGCGACGCCGACTGGAACGAACAGAAACACCGGTGGACGTTCCCTTCCGGCGCCACCCTCCAGTTCGGCCATGTGCAGGACGAGAAAGCGATGTACCGCTACCAGGGGCAGGCGTACCAGTTCGTCGGGTTCGACGAACTCACGCACTTCACCGAACGGCAGTACGAGTACATCGCGTTCACCCGTTCGAGACGTGTCACCGCGCATCAGCACGCAGGCATCCCGGTCAGGGCACGGTCGGCGTCGAACCCCGGCAACGTCGGACACGGCTGGGTCAAACGCCGGTTCATCGACCAACGCAAACCCGGTGTGTTCTTCATCCCGGCGAAGATCGACGACAACCCCGGCCTCGACCGTGCCACCTACAGCCAGGACCTCTCACATCTACCCGGAGAACTCCGCCGGCAGCTGCTGGACGGAGACTGGGGGGCGTTCGAAGGCGCGGCGTTCAAGGTCGACGAAACCCACCTGATCACCCGGTTCGAACCGAACGACGCGTTCACCCGGTTCGAGGCGGCAGACTACGGACTCAACGGCGCCCCCTGGTGTCTGTGGTCGGTCGACTTCGAAGGCAACCTGATCGCCGTCGACATGGTCTACGAACGCGACATGCTTCCGTCCGACCTCGCCGCGCTTGTTGTCGAGCGGCGCAAGCACGGCTGGGGAATCGACAATCAGGCGTACATCGACCCGTCCGTGTGGCATCGCACCGGCCAACGGAACAAATGGGGTGCGCCCGCCATGCTCGCGGACGAGTTCACCGACAACGGTGTCGCGGTCACACCCGCGAACAACGAC